CTATTCGCAGGAGCGTCCTCCATACTAAACCTGGTTAAGCCGTGTAATGCTCCTTTAGATCCTTCTCCATCTACGGTTCCTGATATATCATAAGAGTCACAACCAAATGCCCCCATGTGTTCATTACCAGGATATTTTATTCCGTTTTTAATTACCACTCTATTTTGTAATTGTTGAGGCGGAACCCAACTAACTTTAAATCTACCCTTTGGATCTGGGTAAAATATAACTTGAGAATCTTTAACTCCATTAACCCACTGAAAATTACCAGTTGTAATTCCTAAGGTTCTAGACATTTCCTCGTTGTAATCTATTTGTTCATATATTTTAACAAGATTAAAAATGGAATTTTTAGTTTCATCTCTAAACGCATGTTCCTCAGTACGCGGAAACTGGCGGTAAAATTCATTTAAAGCATCTTGATCACTTTTTAAACCTTCTGCTTCGTTTTGCCAATGATCTATTACGCCTATATCTATTAATTCACCGTCTGGGGCAAACACATCTGCGTCAGGAGTAGTGAATACTGGAACTCCATACTCATCAATAAATCCTTCGTAGTTCCATTCCATTGGGATAAACAAAGAATATAAACCAGATTTTGTCTGGCCATTTCTATTTCTTTTAGTGACATCTGATGCATTGTACAATTTTTTAAAATTATCTCCACCTTTGTCAAGGGCGTTGGAAGTTGAGCCCATCATACATTTACCAATAATTCTACTACCTAATCTTAAACAAGTTTTTGTAACTCTCCAGTTGTTTAATATATTATCAGGTCTTTCCCATTTACCACTTTCATCGTGTACTAATAATGCAAGTTTTTCACCATCATAACTATTATCACCTGTATTCTTCCAATCAATAGTTGTGTCTAAACCTTGTATATCTTCTATTTGTTCGTTAGCTATTATTTTTTTTCTTGTAAACTTACTAGCTGGCACTCTATAAGCAAGTTCTGATTTTGGCCTATCCATACCATCTTGTATTGGTTTAAAGAAAAACGGATAGTTAATGCTAATAGGCACAACTTTGTCAGTAAACATTTTTTTAGCATCTGCACCTGTTTTAGAAAGTATCCCATATCTACTATCACTCGATATAGTAGCTAAATTAACTGTTTCTGCAGATGACATGAACGAAAAGCCTGATCTTCTGTTCTTTAAGTAGCACATACCATAACACCTTTTATCTGCCTTGCAGGCTTCCCAAAATATAAAGAACAATCTATTTGCTTCTCTAAAGTCAGGCGCGCCTACATCTATTTTGCTCCATTGTAAATACATGTAATGAGCACCTGTTATATAAGTTGGTTTTTTATTATTCATAAACCAAAAGCCTTCGTCTCTTCTTTTAAACTCTTCGTCTATATAATCAAACCATTGTTCTTTTGATTCTTCAGGATAATTTCTCCAATCAAATATATTTTTTAACCTGCTTAGTTCTTTAGGATACTCTTGTTTAGCCCACTTATTTAGCTCATGTGTATACACTTGCACTGGTCGTTTTGGCAGTGCGATACGCAAATTTTGTATTTCAACCACTTCACCAATTTGCCCAGTTTTAGAGATAACCACGATGTCATGTTCTTTATCATATCCATATTTCCATTTTTTAGATTTATTAAGTCTACTAATAGTAGTCTTTTTAATAGGTTCTATTATTTTAACTAAAGTTTGCTCGTACATTATTTTGATCTTCCTTCTGCAAATCCTTTAAAAACTTTTGTTTTTTTATCTTCAGAAGATTTACCTTCAAGTATATTTTCTTCTTCTTGGATTCTATTAAGTATTTCAAACGCGTCAAATATAGCTAGTTTTTTAGTAGCTGCTGCATTCTTTAATCTATCAGCACTAACATCATCTTCTGTATTAGTTATAATTTTTTCTTCAGCTACTTTAATTAACTCTTCTACAGCTTTACGTCCAGCTCGGATTATATTCTTCTTCGTTTCCTTGATACTCATATTTAATTGTAATAAATTTAGATAAAACTCTATATAGTCTTTCGCCATCAACTATAAACTCATATTCGCTATTTGGTGTAAAACCTATTAGATCATTGACATTAACACTACCATCTGAATATTTAACAATACCTTGCAATGGTTTTTCTTGTTCAATATTAAATTTATCTATAGCTTTTAAAGGTTTTACAAAACAATAGCCTCTTGGCGCTTTCCATTTGTTATTTCTTTTATATAAAAAAATTTGATCATAGTTTATAAGGTAAGTAGATTCATTAAAAAAACTTTTACTATTTTTTTCTCTACCTTTAACATCATGCCATCTTCTAAACACATTATGATGTACTATAACAGTATCTCCAATTTTTATATTTGTATCACCAATTATAGGAGTTGAAACAACAACTGCTTCTCTATTTACGTATTGATGATTAAATATCTCAGTATTCAATATTAAATTTAAATCACCAACTTTTTTAGTATTGTTGTATCTTTCTCCTTTTGGTGTTACAACAAAGTTGTACACGCTTTTCATTAGTATTCGAGATTGTATTCAACAGATACAGCCATGTTTTTATTAAAGTCTTTCCAAGGTAACACATCTTTGTTTTTTCTAATATAAATAGAATATTTATCTTTTTCTTCTAATATATCACAAATAGTATGACCTCCATAAACTTCTTGACCAACAGAATAATGCATGGCATCGTTCTTGTAGTCTTTACCTACACTAATCTTTCTTATTAACTTTGCCATTTTCTTTTGGATAATTTATAATACCAGTGCTTATGTCTATATCATATGTGCCATAATCTTTTTCAAATTCACCTTGTAACAAAGTTAAATTGTCTCTTAAGCCCGCTATTTGATGCATCATTTCGTGTTTTCTAACTTCTATAGAACCAATTTCTAATTGTGCTCTATTTATACCATTTACCGTTTCTTGAACTTTTTTTAATTGTTCATCAGTAATTTTTTCTGCTTTTGGTTTTAAGTCTACGACTTTTTCTTTTTTTCCCATTTTATTTAATTTAATTTAATTATTTATTATTCAACTTCTAATTCCCAATCTGTACTTGTTATTATATTGTTTATACCTTCTTTGTTATACTCTGTTTTACCATTTAAAAAACTAGGTGTATTACCAAAAAAAGATACTAAAGCTAAAGATCCATCTAAAGATCTTCTAACTGTATTTTCAGAATCTTGCTCTACTAAGCTATAATCAACGCTTGAAAGCTCACTTGTATTTATTATTACGTATTTTTTCATATTAACTAAATGCTCCGTTATGTTCAACTACTGTAGGTGCGTTTACATAAGTAGAATTATCACCTGCTTCGTTTATACAAACAAAACCTGATTTTTCTTCAAACCTATGATACATTATTAAATTGGTATTACTAACGTGTGTACTATTTGATAAATCTAAACCACCTACACCAGCGTTATATATTGTTGTTACTTCTGAACTTGAAAGTACTCTACCGTACATAACCAATTGATCTATATCACCATCCCAATAATTTGAACTACTTTGTTGTAATATTTCAAGAGTATCAAAAGTTTCATTAATAGTAGCGGTTTGTGATACGCTGTTTTCACTAGCATTTACAACTGATCCGTTAACATATAAAATTACTTTTTGACTAGTGTAACCAACTGTACCAACTAAATGAACCCAACCATGATTAGCTTGCCCTGCTTCAAAAAAACCATTATTACCACTTTTAGCAACTTTATTAGTGCCACCAAATTTAGCAGCAAATCTAAACTCTTGATCTGCGTTGTGATAAAACATTTGAATTAAATTGTTGGTACTAGCTGAAAATTTTAATAAATGCTTAGAAGCAGTAACGCTATCAAGTTTAACCCACACAGAAAAAGTAAACTCACAAGTAGTATCGTTAATACGATTAGCTAAAGCGGTTATTGTGTTTGCATGTCCTGTTATATGTTGATCTGAACCATCAAACCTATAAAAAGTTTGATTATGCATATCTGTTATTGTTGGTGCAATACCTGATCCTATACTTAACATTAGTCTCCTATATAAGCTATAATAGAACCTGAACTTACATCAATTTCACTCCAACGACCATATATAGTAACTCCTTTAGGAAAAGTAACTGAGTCTACAACTTGACCTCCAGTACCTTCGTCTGTAGTTGCTGTTGCTAAATCATTAGCTGGTTGTTCAGTGCCTATGTATATATCACCTGTTTGAGTTGAGGTAGCAGTTGCGTCAGTAGTGCTAATAACAAGTGTTCTTTCTGCTACTAAACCACCACTACTATCAAAAACAGTATCAGCTAACATTGTTATAGCTACAAATACCTTATTTGTTGGTGGAGTTATTGCATCGCTACTAGCAGTAGTGTAAGCGCTACCTAGCTGTCCAAAGCTATAAGCCACTTCTGTTGAATTTATTCCCATAATTTATTTTTTTACTTTTTCAAATGATCGGCCACCAAAATAAGCACCGATCACAGTTATTAATACTAATTGAAGTAAATCAACCCAAGATGACTTAACTTCAAACTTCAATGCACCAGCGTCTATAAATATTAATAGCATGGTGCATACTATTAAAAATATTAATACCATTGGCCTAACATTTTTACTAAGCCAAGAGTCTGATTTTAAATCTGCTTCCCAACGAGCTGTAATATTTTTTTCCATTTCAACTTCGTAGTTAGCAATTAATTCTTTTATTTTTCTTTCTGCTTCTAGTTTTTCTTCAGCAGACGTATGTAAGTTATCTATAACACCGCCTACGCCTTTTACTAGATCAGCGGCTCCACCGCTAAATATTTTACTTAACATAATTTAATTTTATTTTTTCTTAAATGGAACTTTTTTATCAATTCCTTTAGCTCTCATTATAGCAGCTTCACGATCAAGCGTTGCTATAGTCTTTTTTAACTCTTTTCTTCTTTTATTAGCTTCTGGACTATTATCTCCTTCTAAATCCATTAGTTCATTTTGCTCTAAAACGCCAGCTCTTTCATCATAATCAGCTAGTCTTTCTCTTCTGTTTTTACCTTTATAAACATAAGTACCTTTTCTTTCTCCTTTTATTAAGTCTATATTTTTTTTAGTTTCTGGTCCTTGTGCTTTACCGTCTTTTTTTTGTTTAGCTGGAGAACTTTTAAATCCAGAAAACCCTTTCATTTTAAATGCCATATTGTTATTTTTTTGCGAATTTTTCTAAACCACTTATACCAAAGCAACCAAGCACTACAAGTACAAACGAATCATATACAAATTCATTAATTATTAAATCTTTACCTATATAACCAGTAACAAGATCCATTATCATAATCACACACATTATTGTAAATGCAATAAAACCTATGATAGATTTTTCATTCCAATTATTATTATCTTTAAATATTTCCATGATCATTACCGTTATTAGCTTCTTTTTCCCAAGGAAAATTATGACTACCAGCTTCTTTTGGAACACCATCTACTATAATCATATCTTTACCATTTATAGTTCTTCTTGGGTAAGTTACGCCATTATACTTTACAAAATCATCTCCATAAGCTAACTTACCTATTTTCATATCGGTAGCGTGTCTCATTTCGTGATTTATTACTTGTTTTTCTTCTTTGCTTCCTGGTATTATTTTATCGCTAATATATATACTGCCATCCATATTAGCCTCACCCATAATACTTTCTTCTAAAGGTTTTCTAATAATAGGTGTACCAGGTACAGAAACATCGCTATCACCGGATTTTTTACCAAAACGTAATTTTGTTTTAATTTCACCGTTAACAGCATAGTTGCCTCTATTTTTACCTAGTTTAAACCCCATTACTTTTTATTTTTTTCTAACAATTTTTTTGCTTCTTTTAATTGTCTTTTTAACTCATCTACATCTTCTTCTGTATCTTCTGATTCTTTTTTGCTAGGCTTTTTAATTGCTTCTGTTATTTCTTCAGCTAATGATACTTTATCAAATGAAGTAACTGAATCTCCAGACCCTAGTTCTTTTCCTACTTTTTGCATTGCTTCGTTATCTATAGAAATAGGTTCGGCTTTTACTGGAGAACTACCCATTTCTTTAAACGAAGGTTTATTGCCAGATTTTAATTTAAACGGTCCTTTTTTCATCTATCTTTATCTTTTATCATATCGTCTATAGCTTTATTATAAACTTTATCTGTATATGATTTGTTATTATAAAATATACTTCTCTCTGATGTAGGAAGATCTTCCTCACCTAAAAGTATTCTGTAAATTCTACTTATCATTTGAGAGCATTTCCAAGAGGTTTTAAATACAGAGTACATTATCGTCGTACGATTCCTATGTCTCCAAGTTTCTATCCAACCTTCTCTTTTTAATCTCTCCCATCTTGCTTTATCCCATGAGTATGTATAAAC